AATAAACTTAATAAACCTTCTTTAAACATTTTTCACCTTCCATTTCTCCAATCGCTTGGAATTTTAAATATAAAAAAAGAGCACACCATTACTTATCATAAGAAAGTATGATGTACTCAAATAAATTTGTAGCTCTTGTCGTAATTTATTTTAACACAACTAAGCTAATCTGTAAAATTAAGAGCAGAAAATTAATATTTAATTTTCAATAAAAAATATAAATTAAAACATTAAAAATAGGTAACAAAAACACTAAACAACACTTTAATTTCATTAAATAACAATATTATTAGTAAAAAGAAAAGTAAATATACTCTTTTAGGCTCCTAACTTTTCCACGAATATATTTAATATCTCTTCATAAAATATTATTGTGAACTGTTTCATCTAAACATAAGAGAATAAGTTGATTGCTACATTATTTAATTAACAACTTATTCTCTTTCATTTTAATTTATTTTTAATACAGCATATCCATAATTATTTTTAATATTATAATTAATACCTCTAACATCTACAGTATTATTGATAAGTTCAAATCCTTCGTTTTGTTCTAATATTTCTATTTTTCTATCTATATATTTTAATGGAATTTCTAAATTATCTACTATAGTATTTTTATGAATATCTATAAAGACATATAAGCTATCTCCAACCTCTATATATGTTTTATTTGTTTCTCCATCTTCTAATTCACTTGTTACTATATATTTTCTATACATACTAAAGTTCATATATTCACCTGGATTTAAAGTTCCACCACTATATCCTACTGGATATGTTTTTTTAGTACTTCTAAAATCCCAAAGTATATTATTTTTTAATCTTTCTTCATTGGATCCATTACCTATGTCAGGTAAATATCCAGCAGTAAATCCTACTTTATTATTGTCAGTATCATTTCTATGTTGTACATACCTATTAACTGGGTATTCTTGATTGATACAATCACTTAGATAGAACTTTAAATTATCTTTATATGAATTTATATTAGTTAATTGTGAAAAGTTCCAATTACCTTTTTGTTTAACATTAGGCATATAGTGTTGTGTATTAGGTTGCAATCTCACACTTTGCATAAATCCACAATTTCCTAAAGTAACTTTCTTTAGAACCTTTAATGAATGATTTATTAATACTAATCCTTTATCTTTAAATTTATAGTTAATACATAACTCTACAACACCTTCTATTGCATTTAAATTACCCCCTATAAGTTCTTTACCTACATTGTTCTTTAAATGCTCTTGTAAGGCTTTATAGCATAAAATATTATATTTTTCAGTTACATTAAATTCATTACCATAATTTATATCTTCTATTAACTCCTTACCATCTAATGTTAATTGATAACTATGGTTATTTGTTGAAGGATAAAACTGTTCTACAGTTAGACTTGTTATATCTAATGTATTTATATTAGTTGCATTTAACTTAGCTTCTAAATTATTAACTGGTGCTACATTGCTATAACCTACTATCTCTTGTTCATCTTCTGTATATGGATATAAGAATATACATTTATTATTTTCTACTTTCGCCAATACATAATCTGTTACTCCATCAGTCCATATACTACCTATGTCAGCAATTGTTTGACCGTTTGATGGTACAGAAAAACAAGGATATCCGTGATTAGCTCCAACAGTATAAAATGTTCTAATTGGGGTTATATCATCTCCTTGATCATGCATCAATATTTCTTTGTTATCTTTAACTAAATAAGTATCAATAAAATTAAAACATTTATTTCTTACATCTTCTATTTCAGTTTCATATCTTATAGTTTCTTTATCATTTAATTTACTATATACAGTAAATTTATTATTCTCTCTTATTATCTTTAAGCTAGAGTTATCATCAAAAATTGCTACTTCATTTTTTATTGATTGCATTTGCTCCTTTGTAAATCTAAGTTTATCCATACAATAACCATAACTTTCATAAGATGTTAACTCTGAATTTGCTTCAAGTTGCATATTTGTTGCATCTGCAAAAAAGTTTATTCCTATCCATGACTTCTCATCTATTGTAAAAGTTATAGCATCATTTGCAGTAACATTAGAAATTATATTTATTAATCCAGTTCCAGTAAGGTTGGAGTCAAACTGAAATACATTCCTTGTCCTACTTGAAACAGTATAAGTGCCAGCTTCAAGTTCTATCATATATCCGTTATATCCTTGATTATCAACTACAGTATTATTTTTTGTTATTAACTTATCATTTAGAAACTTAGCTGGATTAAGTAAGTTTTTACCTACTTCAAAGAAATTACATTCATCACTTTCTACTGCAAAATCAGTAATTTGCTTCTTTTCTAGGTTAATATTTTTTTGAACATCATTTTGAAGTATTTGTGTATACTCTTCATATCTTGTAGTTTGTTCACCTTCTTCTAATTGCCATGTTTCTGCATATTGTTTATACAAAGTAGCCCTTATATATCCAGTTTGAGTGGCTGTAAATGTAAATTTTGATGTACTTGTAGTTAAACTAGTTGTTATTATGTCTATGCATTCTCCAGCCGTATTGAAAAGATATATATTTCTAGCTCCAACATTGCATGTATATTTTTTACCCATAATTACAAATGTATAATCTGTTATGTCATAGCTTTCGCTCTCGGTGTTATTATAAGTACTCGGTACACTTCCTTGCATTACTCTATTTAACGTTCTTCGCGTTTTATCATATAAATTTTTACCACAAACTAAAAAACTAGCTTCTGGAACTCCGACGGAATTCCTAGCTAGTATTCTATTAGTTATGCTTTTTTCTTTTAGAATTGGGCTCATTGGAGCCTCACCCTTAATTATTGCTTTTAAGCTATCTGTTATTTGATTCTCATTAATCTGACCTATTAATTGACCAACAGATATTCCGTCTCCTATATTTATTTTTTTTAGAAGTTCTTCTAAGATTTTATCTATAATGTATATTAAAGATTGCTCCCCTTTTCTAGCTTCAATTATTTCATTTTTATAATTATCATATTCATTTAATGAAGCTAATGCTGTTAATAAAGTTCAAAACTCATTTGTACTTACTATAGCTTTTTCAGAGTTTATACTCTTTTTTACATCCATGAAAAATATATTAGATGTTAACTTACTATCATTTTCTATTATCATTAGTTCAAGTTTAACTAAACCAGCTACTGCTAATATTTGAGTTGTAAGTTCCAAAGTGCAATATCCGTTTAATTTATCGTTTATTATTAAATCGTTAAATACTTCAGTTCCATCTGGTTTAATCGCATAAACTCTAACGCTTCTATTTTCTAAGTTAAAAGGAATAGCTCCATCTAAAAGTTGAAAAAGCAAGAACCTACTTCTTGTATCTCCTTGCTTAGCTATTAATGTATCATATAAATTTTTATTTATATCAAATCTAATTATTTTTTCTAACATGATATTCTCCATTATTTGTATTTTCTTGAATAGGATTTGTATAATCACTCATCTTAATAATTATTTCAATATTGACTTTAATATCATCATCTGCTTCAATTATAAACCTATTATCTTCTTCTTTTCCTATCCATACATTCCCCTTGCCTTTTTTTATAATAGAAGAAATTATATAGCCGTTATTAATATATAAATAACGTTTAGGTATATTTAAAATAGCTTTTCCGTTTTTAATTTCTACATTCTCAAAGTTAAATCTAACTTGTTTTTCTTCTGTTTCAATACAATTTGTCTCTGAATAACTTCTTGTAATCGAATTTGAATATGCATTAGCATGATTTCCTATAAAGAATCCATTATGATATCTTCCACCATTACAATTCACATTTCCCCAAGTATTTATATTATCTCCTGATACACTATCTTCCGTTACAGCTATTGCTGCTTTATATGATTCTCCACTCTTATAACCAAGTATTGAGCCATTATCTCCGTAAAAGCCTAATAAGCCTTCTATTCCAATCCAATTAACAGAAAGTATATCGCCTTCATGATTGGTTCCATGAAAAAATGATACCTTATCTTTTATATATACAGGTTTATAAAAAGTAATTCCCTTTTTATAAAGAGTATTTCCAACTTTTTGTGTATTAGTCCAAATATCCATAAAAATATTTTGTATATCTGTTTCACTCCAACCATCAGTTAAATCTGATTTTTCGATATGAGCAATCCTTAAAAAATCTGCAAATTGTGGCATAGCAAATGTAGTACCATTAAAATCTCTATTAGCAGAAAAATAAGATGTTGCTATTCTAAGCATTTGTTCTAACTTATGATGATCTTGCAAAGTAATTCCTCCTGAATCTAAAGAAACATACTGATAACCTCTTTGACTTTTAACAGTTCCGGTTATTTGAACATCACCTGTTTCTAGATTTATCCATGTTTTCTTATCTAAAGATTCTATTATTCCAGCTCTTATTAAATTAGCATTTAATATTCCTGCTACAATAAGATCTGCAAAAAACCCTTTACCAGTTCCAAAAGTTCGCCAATCCCAATCCTTATCATCTGGAGTTCTTTCAGATGCAATCATGAATCCCATAGATCCAAAACACATAGCTCCATAGCTTGGGCTATCCTTATCAAAGTCCTCACAAACCATAACTCTTACTGGTAATGGCTGTGCTGTATCTCTACATGCTTTCATTGTTACATTAATTGCATTTAATATGCCAGCTACTTCAACAGCATTAACAGAACCATCGCTATTTAATATGTTATTTACTTTATTATAAATATCGGTTTGCTTATCGAAATAATTATCTATTTGATGACCTAATTTAATTGTCTTATATTTTAAAGCTATTCCATCCCATGTATAGCCTATACATCTTACTAAAGTATCTATATTTAATATTTCATGCCTTGCTTTTATGTAATCTCCTAAATTAACTTCCTCATAACACTCATATGATTCATATTCTAATGTTCCTTGCAAATCATACATACTAACTTCAATAGATACTTCTGGGGAATCTATTTGCTCTTCTTCAAATAGTAAATTACTTAATCTAATTAATTCAGCTCTAGCCTCTTCAATAGTTTCAAATCCTTCATCACTATTTTCTTCTTTAACTTTTACCTGGTCAAACTTAATTTCTTTTTCCATTATATAAGGATATTTATTAATATTAGGACTATCTACCCATGGAGTTTTTCCAGTTAATCTTAATCCATCAAAACCAATTGGAATAATTCTTGTAATAGTATTTTTATAGCTACTACTTTCTTTTATATATTCCATATTTCTTCCATAGCTTATTATTAATCCTGTATCATGACCTATTTTTTCATTCATATAAATATCAAAATTATCTATAAATAACTCTCCACCCCATCTATTAACAAAACTATTTTCATCATCACCAGTAAGTGCAGCAACTATATTTTTTCTTTCCAACCTACTTCTTGAAATCCTCATAATATTACTATGTCCAATATAGTTAGTATTTTTAAATATTTTCTTTATTGCCTCTTCTCCAGTTGTATTACCAGTATCACATATTAGAACATTTTCATTATTAAAATCTTTAACATACGTTTTAACATTATCATAGAAAATTAAATATCCTGAAGCTATTATAGTACCTTCTTTACTATCTTTATCTATATCTTCAATTCTAAATAGCTGACCCTTTTTTAAATCCCATGGAGTAAACGCTTTAATAACATTTCCTTTTTGCAGATACTCATATCTTCCATACTCATCAATCTCATGCTCTATTGTAAATTCAACTGCTTGATTTATTCCCGCTGTACTAACTTCATAGCTTAATGGCTGTAATGACATATCTCCATTTTTATCAAAGTTAGTATTTGTACTTAAATATACTTGTATCATTTAGTAAATCCTCCATCTAGGAATTACTATCAAACTTTTTAAGTTACCTTTCCATTCAATAGTGTTTTCATCTTCCTTTAAAAACAAATCATTAAACCAACCTTCTTCAAATGCAATATTATTTTTTGTTTTTCCTCTGAAGCATAACTCTAATTCAGTATCAATTAATAATTCCTGACCTATATTAAACTTAGTTTCTTTTCCGTTTACAATTAAACTTATTATTCCTTCAGCCTCAATCTTATAAATAGGTTTGGATATCAAATAACTAGGATTATATAATACATTTGGGTTAATAATTTCATTATCTCCTGCTTTATAATAAATAAATGGAGAGCAAACAAAAGTAATTTCAAAACTACCTTTCTTTTTACGAGTTCTTTCAATTGTTTGGAGTTTACAATACTTAACTTTATAATACATATCAGGATCATCAGAAAACATTAATTTATTATCGCCTATTTTATTAATCCATTTTTTTATTAACCTTGTTTTTTTAATAAAATCTTCTCTATTAATAAAATTATAACTAACTGGTATTTCTATATTTTTCAAAGTTTTTGATTTTACAGTAACAGTTTCATCTCTTCCTTCTATAGCTTTTTCTAATATTGAGTTATTTTGAGGATTAATAATATTAGGTCTTTTTATTGCACTTAATCCTATATCTTTATCAGCAATACCATTAAATATAATAAAATACTTTGAATTTCTCATTATCCAATTCCCTTTCCTTTATTTGTATTATTTTGTTTTTTTGTAACTGCTTTTATTACAATATTATTTATTTCTCTTGAAATTTCCTTTGTTCCAATATAAATCGGTATTTCCGCTTGTAATATTAAATCACCATTGCTATTTATATTAAATTTATCTAATATATCACTTAAAATATTTAAAATATCTTTTAATAAGCTATCTTCATTTTTTCTTCTACTATTAATACTTTTTTCAGTATAATTATAATAAGAACCTTGCGTTACATATCTTGAGACATCTGGGAAACTTAATCTAGTTATTAAATCATTTGAACTAGTTCTTAAATTGCTTGCTTCTGCTATTACATACATAGCTGGTGTAGCTTCTCTTCCTTGTACTACTCTCTCGGTTGTTGTTCTTGTTATAGATACCCTTCCAGTAATAGGATTACTGTATGCCCTTTGCAATCTGTTCCAATCACTTATAGATTGATTCGCCATTCTATTTGTTGACGATGTAACATTCTTCTCCATGGTAGAAGCTGAACTTGAAGCGTTTTTTTGCATTTTAGAAGCTTCTTTAGTTACAGTTGCTTGCATATCTGTAGCAGATTCATTTACACTCTTTTCAGCTGAATCTAAATTCTTACTAACCTCTTTAGATGCTTCTCCAGTCTTACTACTTAATTGTTTGTTTACTTGATCCATAGCTGAACTAATATCTTTAGTCATAGAATCACCATTTATTTTACCTGCTGCAGACATTTGACTTAAATTCTTTTCGACTTGACCTGCTGCTTCATCTATGGTCATTCCTGCACGAATCCCTTGGAACATCATTTTTGTAGTATCATTCATACCTTTTAAAGTAGTAAGTTGTCCACTACTCATATTAGTTAATTGACTAGTTAAAACTCTACTAGCTTCTGAATAATTCCCCGCAACTATAGTTGGTACTTGATTTAATGTTGTATCCATTATAGTTGTAAGTTGTATTAAACTTTCTTCAGTAGAATTTAACATTTGTGACATTCCTCTTGAGGTAGTAACTGTAATTTTACTCATAGCTTCTTCAGTGTTTAATGTCATTTTATTTGTCATTCTGCTCCAAGCTTCATTTACGGTTAACCCCCCTGGACCATCGGCAATAGCTGCTATAATATCACATATCCCCATAATTGCTATTCCTAAATTACCAAAAGTCATTTGAACTATTCCTGAAATAAACTCACATACACTACTTATTACAAATCCAACTCCACCAAACTTCTCTTGAAGTGATAATAAAGCTGTCTCACTATCTCCTATATATGTAAGTAATCCAGCTAGAACAGCTATTATTGCTCCAATACCTACAGGACTTGCCAATATTCCAGCTGCACTCGTTAAACCTCCTGCTGCTCCACTTGCTGCAGTTGCTCCACTAGATAACTTTCCAAATAAAGTTACAGCATTTCCACCCACAATAATTAATTGACCTATTCCCATAAGCATAGGTCCAATTGCAGCAACTACTCCAGCCATAACAACTATATTTTTCTGTTGCTCTTCATCTAAACTACTAAACCAATTTGCTGTTTCAGTTATTAGATCTATAACTTTTGATAATACTGGTTCTAAAGCAACAAATGCTTTTATTAAAGCTCCTTCTATTGCAGATTTCATAGAATCAATTTGCCCACCAAGATTATCTTTCATTATTGTTGCCATTTCATTTAATGCACCTGATGAATTATCTAAGTTTACAACCAACTCATCATATTCTCCACCAAGTCCATCTAATAACGCCATTAATGTATCAAATTGAGTTTTACCTCCAAGCATTGCAGCATATTGAGCTTGTTGTTGCTCAGTTAATGTAGAAGTCCCATCAGCAGCATTAATTAGTTTTCCTCTAAGTTCTTTTAATGCCTCTATCATGTCTCTCTGCTTTCCTTTTGCATCAAAAAGCGAGATTCCCATGGCATCTAAAGCTTCCCCAGCTTGTCCAGTTTCTGTTACTAGATTTGCAAATACAGATGATAAAGCTTTCCCAGCTTCACTTCCTTTAATACCTCTATTAGCAAGAATACCAAGTAATGCACCTGACTTTTCCATTGGAATATTTAACATTTTAAAAGAACCACCAGCAACTATATTAGCTTCTAATAATTGTTGCATAGATTGATTTGATTTACGTTGTGCTTGCGCTGCTATATCTAGATATTTAGTAAAATCTTCAGCACTAATTCCAGCTGCCGACATAGAATCAGTTACTAAATCAGCTGTTAATGCTAAGTCCATCCCCCCTGCTTCTGCAGCTCTTAATACTGGCTCTATTCTTTCAATAGATGTTTCAACATCCCAACCAGCTAAACTTAAATATGTTAACCCTTCCGCTGCTTCTGAAGCACTAAAAGATGTACTACTTCCCATTGCTAAGGCTTTTTCTTCTAAAGCTTCAAATGACTCGCTTGTCTTATCTGTTATTCCCGCAGTAGCTTGCAGCTTACTCATAGCAGTTCCAAAATTTGTACCTGCAACTGTTGCAGCTGCTCCAGCTCCTACAATGGGTACGGTAACTCCGGTAGTAAGTCCTTGTCCTATATTTTTAGTTGTATTTCCTAGTTCTTTTAAATCATTTCCTATTGTTTCAAAAGGTAAATTTCTAAGTTCTTGTGATAAGTTGTTTACATCAGCTTGCGTATTATTTAATTCACTCTGATATTCATCTAAAGCTCTACTATTATCTTCAATCTCACTTTCTAATGTTATATATCTATCCTTTAATTGAAGTAACTCTGATTTTAAATTTTGTGCTTCATTTGAATTTTCACCATACTCACTTTTAGCCTTATTTAACTTTTCTTCTATTGAAGTTATTTCTTTTGCTAAGTTTTTATGTTCTTCTATATTTTTATTTAAAATATCGCTAGTCTGCTTAATAGCATCTTCATATACAGTAATTTTTTGAACTCCTGAATCTATTTTGAAAGTTAATTCATTCATTTTATTTCCTAACTTCTCAAAATAATTTCCTGATTGAACTAATTCGCTTCCAAGCTTATTAAAAGATGACTCTGTTAATTTTGCATTATCATCTATGCTTTGAAGCCTTTCTTCTGTTGTTTTTGTTGAATTTCCTAAATTATTAAATTTATCTTTAGTCTCTTCTAATTCTTTTGAAAGCTTATCAATAGTTGATTCAGTAGTTTTAATGTCGCTTCCTAACTTAATTAAATTTTGGCTATTTTTTAGAACTAATTTAGATTGTTCTTGCCATTCTTTAGAATTCTTTCCTAAAGTGTTTTCAAGTTCATCTAGTTTTTCTTTTTGTTCTTTAACTAACTTAGAATTTTTCTCATATTCATCTTTTTGTTTAGATAATTTTAAATTATATAATTCTAATTGTTTGCTAGTTTTTTGTATCTTTGCGTCTAATCCAGTAAAAGTGTTTTCAAAATTTTTAACACCATTTCCAGCTGACTTAAATTCCTTTTCAGTATTTTTTATAATACTATTTATTGCAGTAATTTTCTTTCTAAAATTTTCTGACTCTAAGGAAAGCTCTACGGCTAACCTTTCAACTATTTCATCAGCCATATAACCCACCCCTTATAAATATTCTGTTTCTTCCTTTTCTTTATTTGAGCCATTTACTCTTTCATAAATTTCTATTTGCTCAAAATAATGTTTAGGAGTAATTACCCAAAAGTCATTTCTTTTTAACTTAGTAGTCCAAAAAAACTCCATATAAGGAAAATCCCAATCTTTACTTTTATCTTCAGTAAAGTTCGGGATTTCCTCAAATTCATCATCTTCTTTTTGTTCTTTTGACTTAAACATACACTTCTTTAATAATTCATTTAAATATTTTGATTCATTTAATAGCTTTTGTGCTATCTTATCATCTGATCTTTCCTTTAAATAAATTTTAATAAATTCTTCTTCATCTAAACCCGAAACTCTTAAAACAGATTGTAATATTAATGCTGCTATACAATGAAAGTCCATTTGGGCTATTCCTTCGAAGATTTCATGTACTTTCAATAATTTATTACATTCATGTAATTCTTCCTGTGTTCTTTTTATTACATACATATCTAAAGTTCCAGGCAACTTTAAATCATCTATTTGTAAATATGCTTTATACATTTTTCACCTATAAAAATAAGGATTGAAACATCAACCCTTATTTTTTATTACTCACTTTTCTAACATGTAATTCTTCTAGCTCTATATTTTGTGGAAATTGAACTTGTTTAAACCAATTACTAACTGCGTCAGCAACTACACTTTCATCATCTGTATCTATATAATGATAAATATCACCATTTTCACATTCACCAATACTATAACTTATTTCGTCTGTAGAACCTTCTCCCTTACCATCTTCAATAGTTTCTGCTGAAATTGATGTAGGTGAGCATACACAGTTATATATTACATATAATCTTTTATGTGTACTTCTTTTCTTCTTTCTTTCAAATAAAAATGCTCCTTGAGGTGATACATCTCCTGAATTAACTTTAATCCCACCTTTAACTATAGTATTTCCAAATAATAATGCCTGTTCCTCTGATGTTAATGCTAAAACAGTTAAGGTTCCTTCACCACCTACAAAGTCATAACCATTCTCTACTACTTTGTCATCTGCCCATTCTTGGTCATTTTCATACTCTAATTTATTCTCTATTTTTTTAGCAAATAAAATAGGTACTGGTGTTTGATATGTTCCATCTACTAGCGGAGCAAAATGTATATTTGATAAACCAGCTAATACTTTTTTCTTTTTTGCCATTATTTTTCTTCTCCTTCATCTAAATAATTTTCATATATAAAAGTTAAACTTCTACCATAAGCACCATCAGACTCAATATCTTTTCCACTGTTATATTTAAAGTCATAGCCCTTAAGTAAAGTTTTAATTTTTTTATAATTATCTAACTTTGATTTCTTTGTTGTCCAATAATTAATACAAATATAATAAGTTTCTGATAAATTTTCATTATCAAAAAAATTACTATCTTCATCATCATAAATATTAAAAATAATATACTCCTCAGCTTCACCTTCAAATTTTTGAAAACCAATAGGTATATTTAACTCTTCTAATATTTCAACTAACTTATTATGCATAACTACCTCATTAAATTTTCTTTTAACTCTTTTTTCATAGCAGAAACTGCATTATCTTTAGCTTTACGAAAACCTCTTTTAATCCACTTCTTTCCTGCCATTCTTCTAGTACCATGCTCCTGATAATATCCTCTTTCAACAACTTCTCTATCATCACTTACAATTCCAATAACACTAGTTCTATTGAAACCTGAGCCTTTTCTTTTTATTTTTCCTAAACTATCTCGTAGCTCACCCGTATCCTTAGGAACTGTCTCTCTCATAGCTTCAAGAATAACTTTATCTCCTTTATCAAGTACTTTATCCATTTCTTTAGCACTTGCTCTTTTGGACATATTATTTAATCTATCTTGTAATGCCTTACATTCTAAAGTACTCATTCCCACTATTCTATCACTCCTTCAATTTCTAATATTTCATCTCTTTCTTCAAGGTTATTAATTCCTAAAATATTATAAAATTTATCTTTATAAGCAATCTTATATTTAGTAGTAGCTTCTTTATCATTACTTAAGTCTAAATACTCAATATATCTTATAATAAATTTCTTTCTAAATTTAGTAGATACTTTTCCATTAGATGTGCTTTCTAATGTTTTAACATTATTTATTTCTCTAATATCTCCCCAAACAGTTCTGCAATGGCCCCATTCATCATCGGATAAAGCTCCCCCTTTACTTTTAAGGAAAATACCAATATGTTTAGACATAACATTAATTAAATCAGTTAAGAAAATAAACATTTTTTCTTTTGATGCATCATGTTCTAAATAAGCAATACTATATAAAGAGTCATTAATTTTTACAGTATCTCCTGTTGATATTCCAGATATATAATGAGTTTTTAATTTAATAGATACTTTTAATCCAGTATCACTATACTTTAAACTATCTTGCTCCCTTATTGTTTTATAAGAGAAAAAGAGCTTTCCTTTTATAGAAAACTCTTTTTCATTGCAAGCATTATTATTTTCATCATAACTTTCTAAATAGTCACCATAATATAGAACACCATCATTAAAAGAATCAAATTTCTGTTTTCTTTTCAACATATCTTTTCACCTTATATTTATTTCTAATTTGATAAATTTCATTCAAATAGCTTTTATCAAACTCATTAGCACAATCATGCCATACATACATGCAATAATTCATAAATAGGCTTCTTTCCATCCCAGCTTTTGAATAATCTATTTCAGCTCCTAGTTTATGATCTAAAGTTATCTTTGCATCTTCAACTATATTTGATAGCTTATTTTCAGTAGATGCATCTTCCCAAGTTATATTTAACCTTTCTTTTAATTGCTCGACTAAAGTGATTTTATCCATACCATACCTACTATTTAGTAGCCTTTCTTGAATTTAAAGCTGCTGGAGTAACTTCTGCAGTTTTTACTGTAATATATGCTGGATCTAAATCAGCTATATTAATTAATATAGAAACTGTATTATCATACGCTCTTCCTGTTCCATACATTTTAATCTTATAAACTCTTTTATCTTCTAAGAACTTTAAATCATCACTATATTCTATTACACCTTCTTTTGCTCCACCAATTCCCATGAAGTACTCTTCTGGTAAACAAATAATTGCTTCACCATCTGATAATTCATTTGATATTTCAACATCTGTCGGAAATGGGAATAAATTATTTACATAAGCTCCTGCACTATTTAAAACAGTTGTTGCAGGCATTATCTTAGATAAATAATCAGATTGATTACAAATTAATAATACCTTGTTAAACTTTCTATTTCTGCCCTTTTCATTCTTTACAAGCTTAGATAATAACTGTCCATATTCTACTGGAGCGAATGTAGTTACTTTTACGGCTTCTTTCCTTGGATATTTACCACCAGTTATAGTAACATTTTCAGATACATCTCTAGTTAATCCAATAGGTTGATTTTTACCATCACCATCTACTATTGCCTTTTCTAATCCACATAATAAAGCATCTTTTAAAAACATTCTTATATATCCATCTAAGAATACTGGACCTAAATCAAGCATATCTTTTTCAATAACTGCAAATGCACTTAATTTATATTGAGTGACTTCAATAGTTCTAAATGCACTTGTTATTTCCTCTGTAATAGCTGAATTAATTTCACCCCACACAGCAGTTTGTACAGTATGATCATTAAGTATCCATTTAGTTAAATACTTAACTGAAACAAAATTTATTTTATTTAATAGTGGATGCTCATCAGTTAAATCTTTATATACATCTTCTATAATAGTTTCAGGCATGATATCAGTTAACCCTGCCATTGCTTGTTGTGGATTAGCTGATTTACCAGCTTCTATTAACTTATTATAATAATTAGTTTCTTGTGGAGTTAACTGTCTATATCCTCTTTGAGCTAATATAGTTTGATTTCCATGAGCTTCTTCAAAGTCTTGCTTTACAACATCAATTATTGATTGTTGGAAGCCACACCATGCCTCTTGAATTTCTGTTTCATTTCCTGAAATCATTGCCTTTTGTAATGCATCTACTGCATCCTTTTGTTTTAAATTAGTTATACTTAACATTCCCATTTTTATTTCTCCTATTCATTTTATTTTAAAAGTGCATTAAAAAAAGAACCTAACGGACTTTGTTTTGGTTCTTCTTCATTATCATTATTTAATTGTTCAGGTTCCTCCTCTACAGAGGGATTGTCTTCCTCTTCTCTAGTACCATTTTTAATAAACTGTAACATTTCTTCTCTCAAAGATTTTTGATTTAAAGCTTCAAACTTCATTTGTTGCATTAAAGCTCTTTGTTGATTTAATAATATATTTGGGTCTATAAAACTTTGTGCTATTTCATCACAGAATCCGTATTCCAAACATTGCTCTGGCGTTAGAATAGTTTCAGCTTCCATCATTTCTATAAGCTGCTCTTCAGTAAGATTCTTAGCTCTATTTAAATATATTTGTCTATTTGACTCCATCAACACATCTAAATCATCAGCATGTTTTCTTAACTGCTTTGCATTGCCACTTACCGTCATCCACATTTCATGAATCATCATTGATGTACCAAGTCCCATTATAATTTTGTCACAAGCCAAGCATATAACACTTGCTACAGAATAAGCAAATCCATCTATATAACAAGTTTTCTTACATTGTTTTCTAGATAGCATATTATATATAGCCACTCCTTCTTTGACACTGCCACCATTACTATTAACAAATAACTCTATCTCATCATTATCTGGTATTTCATTTAACTTTTGTCTAAAATACTCTGCTGATGTTTCTGAATCATCATACTCCCAAGTATTCCAATTAAACTTACCATAAGCAGTAACTTCATCATAAATATAAAGTTGATGTTTATTACTATTTGCTAATTGATTAAATGCATATTTCAATTTAGCTCTATTCATCTTTCTCACCCCCTTTCAAGGTCTTAACTACATCATAATTTTTAGTTACAAAGTGCTTTTTACTTTCTTCAGTATTTAAAGCTGGATAATCAATCAATGCTCTATTTTCATCAATACACATTGTTCCTGAAGAAATAAGTTTGTCCAACTTATCAGCAACTTCAATAATATCAATATGATTAACTTTTGATGTATCCATTTTTGCATAATTTCCTTTTTTCCATTTCTCATAACCCTGCTTACGACTTAGTTCTCTGCTAATCATCTTAGCATAAGGATCTACTGCATTTGTTATAAATGAATTCATTACTTCTTTCATATTAGTTATATTACCTAACAATAATGAATTAGGTATCTTTATAGATTGTGCTACTGTTTCAAATATGTCCTTTTTCAACGAAATAATATCGGCTGAATCTTTAACATTGTTTTTAGGAGATATATCCTCTAAGTTATAACCTTCATATTCTGGATAAATAACATTATCACTTTCAATAAATGTTTTAAGCTGCTCTTTAATAACCTCTTCAAATATTTCATTAAATTTAGCATCTCCAGCTTCAATCCCATCAAGCTTCAATTTATATTTTATAGCATTAGACTTTTTATAAGTTTTAATTGCATGGCTTAATAAATCAGCATAATTTTGATGCAATCCATCTATTAATGTTTTTATCTTTTTATTTTCTAACTTAAAGAGATATACTTCATAAGCTCTATAACTTCTGTTTAACTGTAAATTTCCTATAGTAATTCCAGAATACTTATTACCTACCATAGGATATTCTTCAACAGAATACGAATCTGCACAGTATAAATTACCATTGTTCTCAATTACTAAAGCTTCTCCATAATCACTATAAAACATTTTTTCAATTACTTTGTACCAAAAATGGCTTGAATTATCATTAATATTAGCTGAATAATTCAAGATAAAATAATCTCTCTCTTGAACTTCTTCATGATTAACATATGTTTTTATTTCACATTTAGATATTGCATTCGCAATGTAACTAATAGCTGTATATAAAGCTAATTCTTTAAAATAAATTTCTTGTCTTAAAACATCAATATCTATATCACTATCTTCAATAGATTCTACATCAACAGCTTTAGAATTCTTTTTTGGGTTAATATATGATTTTATATAATCTACTAATTTCACTAATTTCACCCACTTTCCCTTTAATTAAATTTAATAACTTTAAATGCCTTAGGATTAGCTTTTTTCTTTTCTTTTAATTCTTGTGCAAGGATAACAGCATTAACTAAAGCCATAAATCCATCTGTTTTTCTATAGTTAGGTTCTATCTTTCCATAACTAACATTTCCATTTTGAACTATCTTTTTAGTATTATTAGTAAACCATCTAAGTATAGGTACATCTCCCCAAACAAAATTATGATTTATAAATATCGAGTTAATTATTGGAGCAATCATCATAATATCGCTAGGTCTAATTCTTTTAATATTTTTCTTTTCATATGCATCAAATCCTATTTTCTTAAATTCGCTATTTAAAAATGAAAATCTAAAATGGTCAATTCCTATTTTCTTAATCTTATATTTAGTTCCCATTTTCAAAAACCAATCTGTTACTAAATGAGCTGCTACTTCAACATCTTCTATAAATGTCAAATGCCCTTTTTCTGCCCAGTCATTTAAAGGTGCTTTAATCCCCTTTAAGTCTCTTGAATGAGTACATACAAAAGTATGCTGAAGAACATAATACTTTCCATTAGTTCTAAATACTAAACAAACACTTACAAAGTCATTAGTCATAGCAAAGTCAACACCACCAACACACTCCATACCTTCTAAATTAATCATTTTTTTATTAGTTGCTAAAATATCATCCCATGTGGCAACTTCCAAATCTTTATTGCCTATAGGAAAATTCATTCTCTTTGCCATAAACTCTGGAAAATAATCTAATTTATATGGCATATCCAATACTTCTTTTTCTATAGTGCTTTTTAAACTTGGAAAATCATTAATAGATGGTATAGCTTTAATCCATTTATCTGGTTTATCCCATTCACTTTCTTCCTCTATTCTGCACCAAAATACTAAAGTTCTATTAAGTGAATTATACTCTTTTAATATATCTTTATTTTGATCTAGTTCCCTATCTAATAAACCACCTCTAACATGACCATTAGTGGTTATAGTTATTTCTCTGCCATGCCATACCTTCCCTAATCCTGACGCTAAAGTATTAACATTAGTAGTATCTTCATACTCATGCTTTTCATCATAAATAACACAACCAGTTCTTTTACTATCTTTACCTCTTTTACTTGAAGTATTAAACCTTAATACTGACTTGGTTTTTATTCCTGTAATCTCTGTTTTCGTTGCATGAAAATTTTTCTTTAATATATTCTCAAAACTCTTATTAACTGGTTCTTTTATTATTTCATAAACATCATTAAATGTTGTTTTAGCTTGATTTTCTGTATTAGCAAGTAAATCAATGTTATAACCTTTAATGCCATGATATGGACTTAAGAAATAGAATGATAAAAACGATATAAAGCCATTTTTTCCACTCCCTCTTCCTACGACTATTCTAATTTCTTTAAAGAATATATCTCCATCTGTTTTAAATACTCCAACTATTAGAGAAAATAAAAATACCTCCCATTCAATTAATTTATATGGAAAGTACTTCTGTAATGATAAACCTTCTTCAATTTTCTTTTTATCAATATAAACATCTTCCCTTTCAAGAACTGGTATGACTATGTTGTTTATCATATCTTCTTGCTCTTTACAATGCTCTATCTCATTATTTAATATTTTTTCCATATAAGGATTTATGTATTTACTATAATGCTTCATCATCTTCATCCTTACCTGGATTAATATTTTTATTTTCAGGAATATCTAATCCTAATTTAGTTAATAGATTTACCATTAATGTTACAGTTTTATTAACTCCATCTAAACTATCATTTCTTTTGGTAGTAACTTGCTTACCATTTTTCCACTCAACGACTACTCCTCTTTTTTCAAGATCAGCAAATAGTTCATTTTTTGCTATATGTAAATTCATATATACATCAACTAAATCTGTATAAAAAAGTCCTTCAGCTCCATTATTTTTTAATTGGTTCAATAGATCTTCTCTAATAGCTTTGCTTTCTTCTGGAGTTGATATTTTATAAGCCAAAAGAGCAGTTTTCTTTTTGGATATACTAGATTTTTTAGTAACTTTTTTCTTGTTCTTAACTACTTTCTGCTTAGCCAAATCTGACCCTTTAGTGGTCACTTTTGTCCTCTTTTCTAAAATTGCCATATCTTCTCTTGACCAATTGAACTTTTTTCGCCATGTTTTTATGGTACTTATTGATACATTATATTTCTCTGATAATTTTTGATAAGTCATCCCTGAAACATAGTCATTGCCTGCTTTTTCATAAATTTCATCTTTACACTTTTTGCTTATAAAAACCACCTCCTAACTAAGTAAAATTGTCCACTTTTTTATAGTATATTTTGGCTACTTTTTATGGCTAAAAATGTCCCTTTTTACCCTAAAAATTACCCTTTTTTATAATGTTTTTTGTCCTTTTTCTATATTTTTTAATATTTTTCACTAAAAAATATAGGACATTTTTTATTTATTTTCACTAAAAAAATTTTCTATTCAAAGCCAGTATTTTAAATGCTTTAAAGCTACTTAATAAAATATGAAAAGTAGCCACTTTTTATATGATACCCCCCCTCATATGTGCGCGAAGCTTTCTGGCTAAATACTATAACCCCCTTTCCGGTGCTAGTCCCCCATAAAAAAATAGGGTATAGGGAGGTAGGGGGTACTTTACCATCGTTCTTCTGTTAATGGTGTAGCTTTCTTCTTGCAAAAGTGCTTTTCAGGATGTAGTCTATTATGACAAGCTGCACATACAGCAACTAAGTTCTTATACTGTTTTCCTTTATAAGTATAATGTTTACTCAAAGCTAACCTTGGATACTTCCTAACAAACTGAACATGATGAACTGTATCAGCCTTAGTTATCTTACCTTCCTTCAAACATTCTTGACATTCATAATGCTGCTCTTCAAGAATTTCATTCTTCAAACCTTTTGTATCTTTATTACCTGCCCAATATTTACTCTTATAAAATCTCCAAAGCTCATCCTTAGCAATTAATTCTTTAATCCATTTTTCTAACTTTAAAGAATCCATTGCTTTTCTATATCCATTTTCAATCTATCAGAATGGGTTTTTAAATGCTTTAATAACTTTTGAGATTTAATCATAAGCTTTTCCCTTTCTTTTCCATTGGTTGTTGCAGATATCTTTTCGTTTAGCTTCTTAAGTTTATTTTGTTCTCTTAATACATAATTATCATAACAAGATGTTATATACTTATGATTACATTTATGACATTCAAAATAGTTAACTTCTATATCATTAACATTTTTAACTTTCATTTTTGAATTATCAATTTCAAATTCAACATCACATATATCACATTTAACTTCCACATCTTTCTCCTTTCCAAAAATAAAAGCACCTAGTATTTCTACCAAGTGCTTTGCTTTAATATCTAAATTAAGGAGGATTCATCACATCCAGCTAGAAAAATATCACGCTCACCTAATTTTTCTACACTATCATACTAGCATGGAAAAAGTATCATTTCAATATCATGCAAAGTATCATGTTTTGTATCATATTTTGTATCATTTTATAATAAATCCCTTACATTTTGAGGGAATAATATAGTTGTTAATTTATTTATTAATCTTTTTCTATTTCTAATAATAGTTATTCTTTCTTTATCTAATATCTCAACTAATTCGTTGTCTGTTTTAACTCTATCCTCTTCTGTATTTAGATACTTTAATTGTATTATATCAAAGTAACTATCTTTCCTTATCTTATCTAATGCATTATCTATTCTTTTAAAATCTCTTTCTATCTCTAACTTTTCTATAATATATCTATTCTTTAATTCTAAATATCTATCTGCTTCTGGATTTCCTCCTGCACTAGAATAAACAACTACACTACAACTCTTCTCTTTAAGTCCATACTTTTCTAAGTTTTCTATATCTTCTTCTTTTTGTTTTATAGCCTCTTTTAAATTCTCATAGTTGTATAATAATATTTCAACTTTCTTATAATAACTTAATTCCTTTTTACCATTTGTTTCTGCTACCTTAACTAACTTATTATCTGTTAATATCTTAATTACCTCTTCTGCAGTTCCTTTGCTTACTAGCTCTATTAATTTCTTTGTATTGATCTCTTTACTCATTTTTTACTCCTTATACACTTCTTAAATCTTTCTTTATATCATACTTAATCGCACACCATCTAAAATAAGCTTGTAATGCGTCCTTTTGTAATTTAAATGCTCCAGATATATCATCTTCTGTTAAATTACCATATCTTGCATATATATCATTTAATATCTTTACTTCTTCTGGATATCTTTTTTCATAATCCATACTCTCACTTCCTAATGTATTTTTCAGTATTAAATATCAATTTTTATTCTTTTATCAGCAGTATAACAAATATTGCTACTACCGCTTAATATTCTATCTTTCCTCAATCTAACTTACAATAATCTCAAATTGTTACTAATAAGCTTGATACCCATTATAATAAAAATATCCTATTCCTTTTTCTAATGCTTGAGCTATAAGAATACACTCTAAAACAGTTGGACAACTTCCTTTTATTATTTCATTCATTCTATTTATTGTTAAAGGGCATATTCTTTTAACTTTATCACTTGACTTTTCATCTATGATTTTTACTATATCTTCACTTTTAATTTTCTTAACTTCTATTAAGCTTTTTAACTTATTACAAGTAAAATTCTCTTTTTTATCTAATCTTTTCATAGTTTCTCACCTTACTTTGTTAGAGAAGAGGATAACCTCTTCTCTATAATCACTCTCTTAACTTTAGCTTCCTTGTAATCCTACTAAAATTTAAGCAATTAATCCAAAGAGCCTTTCTTAATATTTTTAATATAATCTATTCTCTTCATATATGCTTCCTATAATTCTGTCCTCTGCTGTTTCAGAAAATAATGTAACCGCTCTTTTCTCTTCTTTATTTTTAATCCACCATAAACATTCATCTAAAACAACTACTCCTGTTATATCTTCATCTCCTGGTACTGTTCCTTTTCTCTCAACTATAAACCCTTCATAAATATCTCTGCCTGTAATATCTTTCTTTCCAGAATATAAAACTGGTTTTAAGTGTCTATTATTAACTGTTCCTTCTGGTAATCCTCTGCTATTAAATGTTTGTACTTCTCCATCTCCTGTTATGCTATATCCTGTACCACTTAAAAGCCTTTTTCTGTTCTTGTCATAAATCTTAAACTTTATATCTGCCATAATATTTACTCCTTAATCCTCTTCTATAATTAAATCTTTAGGTTCTATGTCTAATATATTGTTAGCACACCATAACCCAAATTCATCATAATTATTAAATCTCTTTTCACATTCTTTTCTACTTTCTTTGTCCACATACTTAAATATTATCTCTATGTTATTTCTCACCTCTTATTTAAAACATTCTTTGTTGACCTGCTATATTAACTCTTAATCTTTTAACATTTGTTATAGCTCTATAAAACTTATTTCTACCTTCAATTCTTGTTATTTCTATTAATCCTCTATAACTTAAATCTTTAAATAATTTATTAACTTGTGCTTTATCTTGTATATTTAAATTTTCTTGTATCTGTGATTGAGTATATTCTTTTGTATTTAAAGCTAATAAAATTCTAAAAGCTTGTCCACTTATATCAAGACCTATTAAATATTCTATATATTCAACTTTTATTTCTTCACCCCCTTTAAATGGTAGAGTAAATTATCTATATATGTAGTTTTTTTCTTCTACCTTAATAATTCTAAACAATTTAAAGATAAATAAATTTCTATAACTTCTCTTGCTTCAAGCCAGCCATAACATACCTTAGCCGAATATCCCTGTTTCTCTAATGCATGCAACCATTCTTTTTGATTTTTCTGCAATTTACCCTTCTTAGGTTGTTTAAGTTCTATATACAATCCATGATATTGTCCTCTTGCTACTGGTAGACATATATCAGGTACACCTGCCTTAACTCCTTCTTTTTTTAAGTTTGCTGCAGTTTTTACATCTCTTTTCCCTCCATTAGGTATATGATGTAATAATTTAAGTTCTGGATATTGTTGCTCTGCTAATCCAGCCCATTGAAATAATGCTCTTTGCTCTTGCGCTTCACTCATTTTTATCACTCCTTCTTTTTATTTTTATCTATATTATTAATATTATTTTTAATATATCTTCTCATTTCAATATTCATGTATACTCCTCCATAATCTTCATCAATTTTTATATCAAACTTAGTTAGTATATATCCTGGATACCATTTTTCTATTTCTTCCTTAGTAGGTTGGTTAGTTGCCATTTTTATCATTTCTCTTTTCGAGAATTTATTATCGTTTATAATAGGATCTGGTGGCTCTACCAAATTACCTCTTGATGGTATATATCTCTTTTTCCCTTTAGGGTCTTTTAACATATACTTACATAACTTTCTTATTCCTTCTTCATCTTGTTGCAATCTATCTACATTTGAAGTCCCTTTATTCCAAAAAGTTTCAAGTATATCTCTATGCAACTCTCCATCAATAAGAATATGCCAGTGTATTTTCCCTGTTTCTCCATATTCAATTACTGCCATATATTTTGCTCTTTCTAACCCCCTTTTTCTTCTTTCTCTATTAACTTTTATTATTAGGTTTCTGAATATTTTTCTTGCTTCTTCTTCTTTCTTTGGTCTATGTTCATCATTGCATGTTATATGCCATACATAATCTGAAGTATCAAAGTTACAATGTGCTTTCGCAAAAAAATACTCTTTAGCATTCTTATCATTCCAATCTTTTTGCTCTTTTCTTGATTGCTTCTTCTTTTGTTTCCTAGTTCTTGTCCTTTGTTTATCATCATATATAGGATAAGTTGCTACTTTTAATATCTCTAAAGATTCTATAGCTTTTACATTTTTCATCTTCTTTAATTTCTGCTTCTTAGTTCTATAAAACATAACTTATCCTTTCTTCTAATATCTTGTATAATTATTTTTAATTTTCTTTTCTTGTAACTAAATATAGTACCTATTACAAGCCCCCTAAAAGTCCTTTTATGTCTAAAAAAGTAAAAAAATAATAGGATATATTTGACATATATATAAATTTACTGTATAATTCATTTAAACCCTTATTTATTTTAAATCCTTATTTAATTTAAACTGTTACTTAATTTATAAAAAAAGCTATCTCTGCTAAATTAAGTTAAATACAAATTTTGTCGAATATTTTATATATTTGACTTTTTAACCTTTCCAAACACATCACATAATTGTTCCCTAAAAAATGTGATGTGTTCTTTTTTTATTTAAGTTAATTGGTGGTTGTACTGCTTGTTCCACTTTTCCTTTTCTCTATTCATTAACATTTTTGTTACTATGTCATCTTTTCCCCAATATTTAATTGCTTTATCAAGCATTGATTTATTTTTGTTCTTTCTCATATTATTCACTTCTTAACTTTCTTTTTTATATTCCTATTAACTCATTTAATGATATATTTAAAGCATTAGATATATTTATTACTGTTTTTAATTTAGGATTATTCTCTTTCCCTGTAGCAATCTCTGAAATAGTACCAACAGATACTCCTGTCATTTTAGATAACTCTTTAATTGTTATTCCTTTTGTTTTCATTTCTCTTTTTAAATTTTCCCTTAAATTCAACACTTTTCTCCTTTTTATTCACTTTAATGAAATTTATGGTATAATATTCTTGCAGAAAATATATAAAAAATCCATAAAAGAAAGGAGGTTCTCAAATGTCTCAATCTAGAAATACAGATATTATCTCACAATATTTAAAAGATATATATTATACTTCATGTAATGCTCATAAAGTATTATTTTCTGAATGTAAAGATACTCATGAGACTAAATATAATAAACTTACTAAAGAATATAGAGAAGAACGTAAAGAACTTGTAGCTGGAATAATTTTAGGTAAAGCCATTTCTGCTACATACTCACTTAAAGCTTTTTACTATTCTTCCCTTTCAGAAGTTGAAGATCTACGTATTGATAATATATTTGTAGCATTTGATAGATTTAGTGATGAGTTTTTAACTAGTTTAGAAACTAAACACTCCTATCAACATACAGATATATATTTTCATGAGCTTATTGCCGCTTTATCTACTTTAAGTTATCTTGTTAGCTTGTCGTTAGCAATTCTTAAATATACTAATCTGTCTAACAATTGTCTTTCAGAACTCATTAAGTCTTCCAATGCAGCTGTAGCAAATCTATTCATGCTTCCTTGGTTCATTATCATATTTATATTTTCGCGAATTAAATTCATAGCTTCTTTAATTTTTTCCATAGCTTTTTCATTGTTTTCTACTGCTTCTATTAAGGTATCCTTTATTGTGCTAACCTCACTATTTCCAGCTTTACTTATAACTTCACTATCTGGTTCAATCTTATTTCCTATCGGTAACTCCTTAAAATTAGAAGAATACTCTTTCATATTCTTAATAACTTCTTTTGTAATTTGTTCAATAAATTCAGATGTTAAAACACCTTCCATAAATGTTGCTGGCAAGTAATTAAGAACTCCCTTTTCTTTACCTTTGGTGTTAAATTTTATAAACCTACACTCAGCCTGTTCCATTAAATCTGTAATAATTGTCCTAGTTGTATCTAAAATCTCTATTGCATTTAACTTTATTTCTTTATTTTCAATTTCAACTGTACGGTTATATAACTCATTAAGTTCTTTTAAAATTTCTTCTAATATCGCAAGCTTAAGCTCATTTGTTTTTGTCATTTTACATCTTCCTTCCTATAAATTATTTTGAGTTTTATACGTTTCGTATCTATCTCTTTGTTCTCTATTTATTTCCGTTTCTAGTCTTTTCCTTAATTCTGCTAATCTAATAATGCATTTCATCACTTGGTTTATATCTAAGATTAATTCTTTCGCTATTTAATCTACATCAATTGGTTCATCTTTTTCTAATAATCTAAGATATGAGTATACTCTATATTCTTCTGGTGATATATTGGTATCTCTTGTAATATCTTCTCTAATCGCTATAACATCTCGCATGTTATTCCTCCCTTTTTGAATATTTTTATTTTAAATTAATAATCATAAGTTATATTATGTTATGTTTATTTCTTTTAAAGGCAATTTAGCCTGTCCATCATTAGAAATAACTTTCTTATCTATTAGTTATCTTTTCTGCATCTCTATTAATTTCTTTTTCTCTATTCATCTTGTCAAAGAAATCTGTATCTTTATACTTATCGTAAAGTTCTAACATAACAGCAGTAAAATTTTTGGATGTATTTGGTGTCATATGAACTCTAACTTTTTTTATTTGTCCAGCCAACTGTTCTCCCCCTCTTTTATTAATGTTATATACTATGCATTTTTTAAATTTTGGTTACTATGTTCTAAGTTTTCTCTTAGATTTAGACCTATAATTATTCCTTCAATTTTGTCTTTACTTCCTTTTGGTAAAATCCCCATTAAATCAAACATTTTAAATAACATCTCTTGCTTTTCTTTTATTGACATATTCATATTTGAATTTTCATTTATGATAGCACTCATATGCTCCTCCTTAAACTTTGCAATTTATTTTTGTAATTTTAATTTACTTTGTAAATACTATAGATATAGATTACATTATTATTTTAAACTTTGCAATATATTTTATTGTTTTTTATTTATTTTGTATAATTTTATTGCAAAGCAAATACATTTCATTTATCATATCTTTAGGAGGTTGAATTATGAATGATATAAGTGATAGAATAAAATTAATACGCCAATCAAATTCATTATCTCAAGGAGAATTTGGGAAAAGAATTCATCTATCTGCAAGTCAAATAGCTTGTTATGAAAATAGAGTTAGAACGGTTACAGATAGAGCTATAAACGATATATGTAGAGAATTTGATATTAATAAAAATTGGCTTTTACATGGTGAAGGAGAAATGATTCATAAAATGAGTTCAGATGAAGAATTCCTTTACCTTGTTGGAAAATTCAGCGCTGAAAATGATGAATTTAAAAAGCGAATCATTAAAGGTATGCTACAACTAAAAGATAGAGATAGTTGGGAATTAGTTGTTAAGATGGTTGAAAAATTAGCCCAAGCCGAAGAAAATAGCTCTGAAGAATAATGTCTAATATAAAAAGTTATGTTATAAGCATAACTTTTTATGCTATATTGAGGTAATATATGAAAAACAGAATAAAACTATTAAGAAAAGATTTAAAATTAACACAAAAAGAATTTGGTGATGCTATAAAAGTAAGCAACTCTAATATAAGTAATATTGAAAACGGAAGTGTGAATCTAACTGATAGAAATATCTATGAAATTTGCTCTAAATTCAATATTAATAAAGATTGGTTGAAGTATGGCATTGGAGATATGTATATCGATTTAAATAAAGAAAATGAAATAAAAAATATAATAAATGAATTTATCGATGACAATAATGCCGTAAAAAAAGATATTCTCAATTCTCTATTAAAAGTACATGATGAAAATACATTAAAATTAATTTCTGATATGATACATAAATTTGCTGAATACGAAACTTATAAAAATAAATTTAATTAGATGTATTTATTGATATATTTAGTGGCATAAGATTAAATAAAGGAGGCTATTATGAAAAAAATTGCAATCTATTCAAGAAAATCTAAAGAAACTGATACTGGAGAATCTATTAAGAATCAAATCAATATTTGTAAAGAATATTTTTTAAGACAATATGATCAATGCACTTTTGAAATTTTTGAAGATGAAGGCTTTAGTGGTGGTAATACTAATAGACCAGCTTTTAAAAGAATGATGCAATTAGCAGAGCATAAACAATTTGATATTATTGCAGCTTATAAGATTGATAGAATAAGTAGGAATACTTTAGACTTTTTAACTATGTTTGAAAAACTTAAATTAAATGACATTGAACTGGTATCTGTAACCGAAGGATTTGATGCTAATACTCCTGCAGGTCGTATGATGATGTCTATGATTTCATCTATAGCAGAAATGGAAAGAGCCAATATTGCTCAAAGAGTTAAAGATAATATGTTTGAATTAGCAAAATTAGGTCGTTGGAGTGGTGGTACTCCACCTACAGGATATAGAAGCGTAAAAGTGATTGAAGGTGGTAAATCTGCAGTTTATTTAGAAGTAATTGAAGAATATATACCACTTATAAAAAATGTTTTCTATATGGCATCTAAAGGATATACGACTTATCAAATAGCTAATGAAGTTAATATTAGTTCAAAAACAATAAGTAATATATTAAAAAACCCAACTTATATGATAAGTGATGAGCAAGGTTCTCTTTTTCTAAAGTCCATTGGATATAATATTTTTGGTGTTGAAAATGGTAATGGTTATTTAACTTATAATAGACGCCCTAGAAAAAATGGTAAAAAACTTACTAACTCTACTAGTATGATTGCAAGTATTTCTCTTCATAAAGGAATTGTTACTTCTAATGAATGGATTGAAGCTTATACTAAAATTAATTCAAGGTTTACCGAAGCTAAGCCCCGAGTTAGTCATCTAACATTTTTAAGTCATTTAGTTAAATGTAAATGTGGTAGTGGCATGTTTGTTGCTCCTGGACACAAAAGAAAAGATGGGACAAGAACCCTGTATTTTAGGTGTTCAAATAAAAAGAATGGCGGCAAATGTGATTGTGGATTTTTAAAAATATTAGATGTTGAAAACACTTTACTAAATACCTTTTATGATATATCTTTAGATAAATCTTTAATAAATAATTATATAAAATCTCAAGATCCTTTAGAGTATGATACTGAAATAAATATCTTAAAAAAGACTATAGATAATAATAATAAATCAATTAACTCGCTTACA